GATTAAAGATTAAAGATTAAAGATTAAAGATTAAAGATTAAAGATTAAAGATTAAAGATTAAAGATTAAAGATTAAAGATTAAAGATTAAAGATTAAAAAAATAATAAGGATATTTTGCAGGTAAATTAGGTTATAATTTTGAATTTTGGATCATTGATCGTAATGAATTAGTTTATATCATTTAAATGCTATCTGTACGATAAATTTTAAAAATTAAAATCAAATTTAAAAATAAAATAATTTATAACATAATCAAGATGTATAAAAAAAATGAGGATTTGTATCCTGGAAAATATAAAACATATATAAATTCACATAAAACGAGTGCTGCAATTACAATTCAAAGGGTGTGGAGGAAATATAAAACATATATAAATTCACGTAAAACGAGTGCTACAATTACAATTCAAAGGGTGTGGAGGAAATATAAAACATATAAAAATTCACGTAAAACAAGTGCTGCAATTACGATTCAAAAAGCGTGGAAGAAATATATATTTAATAAAAATTCACGGTCAGGATCTTTAATAGGTAGATTTTTTTCCTGGTTTTGTATATAATTGTACTAAGTAAAAACTAATTTTTATTTGTTTAAAATTAACATTTATATTATTGTAATAGAGTAATAATATGGATCCGAAAGAAAATGCGATATCAAATAGTGATATAAATTTAGATAAGAAGTCTATATCTACAATAAAAAGTACAAAGAAATCATCAAGTATTTCTAAAAAAAAATCAGTAAGGTCTAATAAACAAGATATTGAATCAGAAGATATTTCTTTATCGCAATTAGAATTAATGGCTAACAAAAAGAAATTAAATAAACCAGATCAAATTTCAATAGTATCTAAAAAAGAGACTACAAAAGAGGATATTAAAATAGAAACACCTGATAAAAGGGCATATAGTAGTTCTAGTTCTAGTTCAAGTAGTAGTGTATCAGATGATACAAAAGGGAGACGGCGTAAAGAAAAGACTGTTAAAAGGGAAAATCAAAATGATTCTATTAGAAAAGAAAAGAGTGAATTTTTATTTAAATTTAACAAATTAAATGTAAAAGGGAAATGGAGTTCGTTACGATTAGATATGAATAGTAGTTTAGATGAAATTAGGAATGAATATGAAAGAGTAAGAAATGAAATACAAACGGAAAGATCTGTTGCATTTTTCAAAAGAATGTTATTGTTGGGAGTTCAAGGGGTTGAAATGATGAATACAAAGTTTGATCCACTTGGTGTAGATTTAGATGGTTGGAGTGAAGCGATGGGATATTCTATGGAAAATCAAGAATACGATGAAGTAATGGCCGACTTGTGTGAAAAATACAAGGGAAGAGGCCAAATGTCTCCAGAAATGAAATTGATATTTATGATTATAAGTTCTGCTACAATGTTTACTATATCAAAAAAAATTACAAAAATGGATACTGGTAGTGCATTTACATCTATCATAGGTGGATTAATGGGAAAGGGTAATCAACAACAACAATACCAACAATACCAACAGCAACAACAATACCAGCAACAACAACAATACCAGCAACAACAACAATACCAGCAACAACAATATGATATACCAAATCCTACAGATTTGATGGCTTCTAAAAGAGAATTTACAGAAACTACAGAAGATGCAACACCTTCAAAGATTAATGGTCCATCAAGAAACATTCAAGATAATATAGATTTGGATAATATCTTAAAAACGATGAAAGAAAGAAAACGTGAAAAGGATCGTGATATTACAGAAACGTCTGATGATATATTAAAGAGTATACCAATGAATACTCAAAAGAGAGGTAGAGGAAGGCCACCTAAAAAGGTAAATAATAGTGTGAGACTTATGTAATTTTATTGGTTTCGGGATCATTGTCCGTTTTACGTTTTATTCTTTCATCAACAAGTGTAAAAACAGTTTTTGTTAAAAATGCACTAGTAATAACATTGGGATCTATTCCGGTTATAGTAGCACCATAAACCATTGATACATAAAATGATGCAAATAAAGCTACATTATGTATAGTTGTATCATTTGCTTTAGTAATTTCAAAGTAAAGTAGTGATAATATAACACCTTTTATCAAGTCTAAAATGAATTTGCGAAACAACATATTATTACTATTTATAAGGAAAATAATTTTACATATTATATAAAATTATTTTCGGATATAATAATAAGAAAGATGAGTTATTCATATATAAAAAGTGTTTTCCCTAACTTTGAAAATTCAAATAAAGTATATGACGAGGCATTATATAATAATATAAACACATTATATACCGATAAACAATCATCTATTCCTATTCCGGAAAATGTAGAATCTAAACAAACTGATGAAAATTACTCGACTTTATTAGAAAATCCTAAAATAGAAAAGATGTCAAATGTAAATACAAATGGTCAATTGCCTTTTCAATATACACAAACAAATGAACTTTCAGAAATTAGTTTTAATAAACACGGTGAACAAAATAATTTATCTTATTATAATTTGCCTATACCAAATTCTATACCAAATTCTATACCAAATTCTATACCAAATTCTATACCAAATTTACAACAAAATTTAAAAGAACAAATGGTAATACCAAATTTACAACAAAATTTAAAAGAACAAATGGTAATACAGAAAATAGAAAAATTTGAGGATGTCAAGGGTTGTTCTGAACCAGAATGTGAGCTTTATGTTAAACATATTTTAGAATGTAACAAGTGTAAATCTGTAGCTATGAAACAATTGGGTATAGAAAGCGATAGGATAAGAAATGAAGAGATAATGGAAGTTGTATCATATATAGTATTTGGGTTATTTATACTTTTACTAATAGATTCTTTTAAAAAATAAAAACTTGTATATTAAAAAATAAAAACTTGTATATTAAAAAATAAAAACTTGTATATTAAAAAATAAAAACTTGTATATTAAAAAATAAAAATGTATGACAAAAACTCGTATATTAATAAATAATAATTTATTAAAATATGATAAGAAGACCAATATGGATGAAAATGACCTTTTATATAGTAATAGTTTTATTCCTGTTCCAGAATTATCTAATGAGGTATCTGCTGATAGTAACAGTGAATTTAAACAATATTATGAAAGAGAACGGAGTATAAATGAAGAAAAGAAATTAAGAGATAGTATTGAAAAGATGTCGATTAGGAGTGTTAGATTAGAAGAAGAAACAGATGATCAGAGTTTAATGAATACCAATCGTTTTGCAAAAAGTAATGTTAGTACACTTGTTCAACAAAATCGTAGGACAAGGGATATAGTAACATATGTTAGTATAGATTCTAGGGATAGAAATAAAGCTTTATATTTTAGACCAAGTAATTTTAAAATTTTTTTAGGGCGGAGTTTTTATAATGTAAAAAGTATTCGTTTAGCAAGTATAGAATTTCCAAATACAAATGCGGTAATTAATAATTCAAATCACAATATATATTGGACAAATAGAGAAGATATAGAATTAAACAAGATTAATGCTATTACAAATACATATCCTGAATATAATGTGCAATTACGTATAGGGAGTTATATATCATCTTCATTACAAACAGAAATGGTATCTAAATTAGCTACAGTAAAAAGAAAGGATAAATCAGGAGATTATCATTATTTTATTGTAACTTTAGATATTGATACTGATATAGTTACATTTACGTCACTTATTCTTACGCAATTATCAAATAATTCTATTCAAACATCTGTTAATACATCTATTATACAAGTAACTTTAACAAATCATGGATATTTTGATGGAGAGTATATTTATCTTCAGGGAGCAAAAACGTTAGCTGGTATACCTGGTTCTACATTAAATACTATGCATAAAATTGTTAAAATTAATGACAATTCATTTAGATTTGAAGTTAATGTAAAAGCTGCTGAAACATTACTCGGAGGTGGTAATACTTGTAAAACAGGTAGAATTGCTCCATTTAAATTCTTATTTGGAGAAAAATTAGCAACAATTGCTCCTAATATAGGTTATCCATTAGAAAACAGTTCAGATTTAATAAAGACATATATAACATCAATTGCTAATTTATACCAAGCTCTTATAGTTACAAAAACTGCACATGGATTAATATCATCTAATTTAGGGGGGATTTGTACAATAAATGGTTCCGGTACAACACCATCTTTAAATGGTAATAAAAGAATTACTCAAATAATATCGGCAACTTCATTTAATATTCGTTTAGATACACCTTTGCTTTTAGAAAGTTATAACACTGGGCAGGTTACAATCAATACTAGAACATTTGATATTCAAACAATATTAAATGTATCATCAAATACTATTTTGGTAACAACATTTACAGAACACAATTATACAACTACTGATATAGGAAGTAATGTTACATTGTATTCTACAACAACTACTCCAAATTTAGATGAAACATATACTATTTACAATGTTTTTGATACAACAAGTTTTGTTATACCAGGTTCACTTCCAGATGGTGGTTTCAGTCCACCTAGTGGATCATCTGGATTACCAGGAGCAGATGGATATATTCCTAAAAACAAACCATTATTAACACATACACCAATAATTACAGGTATTACTAAAGGAATATCTACAACAACATTTGTATGTCCCAACCATAAATTAAAACCAGGTGATACAATTAGATTTATTGATTTTGTTTCATTTCCTGATTTGACAAAGTCAACGTCAACTGTATTTGCTGTACCAAGCAATGATACTTTTGTTATAAATAATACTTTAATTTCACATGATGAGACAAATATAATTAATGGAACTGCAAAAGTAGGATCTGGGTTAATTACCGTATCTTTTCCTGGACACGGATTTAATAAAATAGTAAGTATTGAAAATACAACAGGATTTCCTACTGGGCAAACTTTTGGTAATTTAATATTAGTACAGACTCAATTGCCTCATAATTATACTACAAATAATATGGTTAGTATTCAACAAACAGATACAACTCCTACAATCGATGGTGGGTATAATATTACAATTACATCATCTGATAAATTTACAATACCTTATTCTTATCCTATTTTATCATCAGGTACATCAGGAATTACCAGTTTTAATCAAAATTTTTATTTATATGGATCTGATATTACTGGTGGTATAGATTCAGCAAATATAAATAGTAAAATATTTACCGTAAGAGATATCCTAGACTCTAATACATTTACATTTTACAATACGGATTCTCAAGCTACATCAACTGAATATGGTGGTGGCAATAATGTATATATTAGTAGTTTATTGCACGGGTTTAATGGACAACAAACAAATACAAAAAATAGTTTATTAAACAGATCTATAAATTTACAAGGAGAAAATTATGCTTTCTTGTGTTGTCCACAACTAGCAACTATGTTGAATACTGGAAATGTTAAAAATGTTTTTGCTAGAATTACTTTAGATCAATCACCTGGAAGTATGGTATTTTCTTATTTAAGCAATCCCAAAATATTTGATTCAGTACCACTTTCACAATTAAATGACTTGGACTTTTCTATTTTAAATTATGACGGTGTTGAGTATGAATTTAATGATTTAGATTATTCATTTACTTTACAAATAACAGAAGTAGTAGATGTAACCGATAACTTTCAATTGTCAAGTAAAAGAGGTATTGTTGATAATTAAAGTCAAATTAATGTAAAATTGAATTAAAATAACTACTAATGTTATTTTAATGGAAGACACTCCGAATTTAAAAGACAAAGAAATTCCTTCTGGATCATATCTAAGTAAACGAGGATATGTTATTAAAAAGGATTCTATAACAAATGAAGAATTGGTTATTTTACGATCACAATTAAGAGCAAGACCTTTACAAGATGATAAATACAATACCTTTAACCAAACTGATACTAGTTATCCTATTTATACAGAAACAAAAAATAAAATATATATACCAAAAATGTATGGTATTAATAGATATGGAGATCCTAAACGATATATGCCTAATTATATAGGTAAATCTTGGGAAAATCTTGATTTAAATTTTAATGGTACACTTTTTGATAATCAAATTGAACCAGTTAATGCATTATTATCCGCTTGTAAACAATCGGGTGGAGGTATTTTAAACTGTATGACAGGTGGTGGTAAAACTTTCATGTCAATTAATGTTTTATCTCGATTAAAGACGAAAACTATCGTAGTTGTAAATAAAATACCTTTAATGCGTCAATGGGAATCTGAATTGCGACGTTTTATTCCTAATATTGAAATTGGATTTATTCAAGGTCAAAAAAATGTATCGGTAGAAGGAAAAGATGTTGTCATAGCTATGTTGCAAAGTTTGGCTAGAGTAGATTATCCAGATTCTCTTTTTGATGACTTTGGTTTGGTAATAGTCGATGAAGTCCATAATACTAGTAGTCGAGTATTTTCACAAGTTTTAAGTAAACTTTGTTGTAAATATACTATAGGTTTATCTGCTACACCAAAACGGAGTGACGGTTGCGAATATGTTTTTAAATATCATATTGGAGATATAGTATATGCATCTGATACAAAACGTTCTGGGTTGCCCCCAGTTTTAAATATGCTTCGTATTGATAGTTCTGAATATAAAGAAATTAATACAGTTAATAGAATAACAGGACAGTCTCAAATACAATATACTTCAATGTTATCTGATCTTATAACTATGCCTAAAAGAAACCGGTTGATTTTAGAAACGATTAAGGATTTAGTCGTAACAGATAACAGAAAAATATTGGTTTTAAGTGATCGTAGAGAACATTTAAAAAGTTTAAAACAAGATTTTGATGATGATTTAAACATTAGTTTTACATATGGATTATTTCTTGGACAAATGAAACAAAAAGATTTAGAGATTAGTAGAGCTAGTCAGGTTATTTTTGCTACATTTAGTGCATTTGGAGAGGGTGTATCTGAAAAAGAATTGGATACACTCTTTTTAATAACACCAAAGAAATTTATAGGGCATTTGAAAAATTCTATAAAGGCTGAAAGTGGAAAGTTGGAACAAATTGTTGGAAGAATTTTTAGAAAAGATCATACTTGTAAAAACCCAATGATTATAGATTTACAAGATAATTTTTCAGTGTATAAAAATCAATCTGCTCAAAGAAGAACATTTTACAAACAACATTTTAAAAATTCCATTACTTGTAATAATACAATAAATCTTGATGAATACGAACTGGAAAATTTAAATGTAAAATGTATTCGACAAACACGTAAAACAACAATCGTGAATGATGAACCAGAATGTCAAAATACAAATGAATTACAATTACTTAAACATTGTGTAATAGATGACTAAATAAATTTACCTTATATATACTTGAACAATTAAATATTTAATTGTTTTTTAAATATTTAATTTTTATTTAACCATTTAAGCTGACCATTGTTGGTAAATATCAGCAGATGATTGTGGTAAAACGTTACCCATATCATATTTTCTGATTGGATAACATCCTTCTTGAACAGCAGCAGGTTCTGGGATTTGTTCTTTTCGAGAAGCAGGTGCAGGTGCAGGTGCAGGAGCAGGTTCAGGAGCAGCGGCAAGTTGAGGAGCAGCGGCAAGTTGAGGAGCAGCGGCAAGTTGAGGAGCAGCGGCAGCTTGTTCTTCAACTTTTACGGTAGAAACATCTGGTTTAATGATAATTTTTTCTCCAGATGGAGTTTCAACAACAATAGGGGCAACAACAACGGTTGGATTAATAACCATTGGTCCAGATGGAGTATCAACAATCTTTGGTTGAATAACAATTGTTTCTTGTTTTTGTTCTACAGAACTTACAACAGGTGTATTTTCAACTTGTGCATTTACAATAGCAGAAGTGGCTGCTACTGCAACTTCTTTAGTAGGTGCATTAGGTGCACTATCTTGTTGTGCTGCTTCTGTATTTTCAATAAATTCCCACATTGGTTTCTGATTAGCATAATTTACAGTTACCATAAATGCAAGAGCAATTAAAATAGATGTAGAAGGACTAAATTGAGCTGTCCAAAGAATCAATGAAAAGATAAATAGTTTAAAATATTGATTTTCAAATAATAACAATACTTTTTTAGGAAGTGATGGTGCTAATCTAGCAGAGTATAATATAAGTAAAAGGTGGATAATACCTCTAATTAAAGTTGGTTTTCTCACAAACTGACTTAATACGTCATTGATGTTGTTATCAAAAGTTTTAACGTAATCCATATTCTTTATTATAGTATAATAAAATAAAATAAATTTTTTGTTTTATTAAAATTAATTTTCGTTTTTCTACTAATTTAATTGTTTTTTCCTATTCATCCATTTTTTGTCTTTTAACTTACTTTCTTTTAACTAATTTAGATTTTTTAGATTTACGCTTAGATGCAGACTTTCTTTTAACTGATTTACGTTTAACACTTTTACTTTTCCTTTTAACTGATTTACGTTTAACACTTTTACGTTTAACACTTTTACTTTTCTTGGACTTTCTTTTAACTGATTTACGTTTAACACTTTTACTTTTCTTGGACTTTCTTTTAACTGATTTACGTTTAACACTTTTACTTTTCTTTGACTTT